GCTTTGTGGTCATCCCTGACAGGCTGATCGACAACGTTTGTCTTGTCACCGGGGACGATGATCCGCACAAAAGGACGGTCTTTGTACGGCTCTTTGTCGTAAGTGTAGAACTCAACGTGCAAGTGCTGGTCTCCGTTACCGATATCACTATCAAGCATTTTTATCTCCTGTGGGGAAATTACGCGCCAGCAATCGAAACCCAAGTGGTTGCGGAAGTGGCGACAAACAGAACGCGAGTTGTTGCTGTAACCGAGAGGCTTGTGGCTCCAGCGTTAATCGTTGAAGACGTATTGAACGGGTAAACGGTCAAGGTTTGAGCGCCGCCGTTGTAAACCACAACCATCGCGCCCGCTTCAGTCGGCGGCAGCTTTACGCCAGTCGATGAAGCAGCAGTTCCGATTGAGTTGTAGCAGGCCGACAGTTGCAGCGCATCGCCAGCAGCCGAGCCGGTTGCGACAAGGGCCGTTGCGCCATCACCGCAGATGCTGATGGTTGCCAGCGGGGAGTTGCCGGACGAGAGAACACGCGAAGGGATAGCCATTTTTTAGATCCTTTCTGTTAGAGGGAATGACATGGCTTTCGCCATTGCATAGAGCAAACCTGAACCGCAGACCTCGATTACCACATCTTCCTGCGCGAATTCTCGCGCAATGTTCTGGAAGTCCTTTACTTGCTGGCACATCCACGGAGCAGCCTTGTATTTCTGTTCGTGGATCGAAGCCGTAATTATCGTTTCGCCATCGTTCGACTCTTGCTTGTAAACGTGATGCTGCTCTTCCGAGTAGCTAGAGTCCATGCCGAACAGGTAGATCCGCTTATAGCCTTTCAGCTTTGCAAGAACCATCGCCAGCATCCCGACAGTCGTAAAACCGCCCATAAGATGCACAGGACGCTCTTTCTCGTTTTCTAGGTACTCGTAGACTCCTTCAGTCTGAACGTGTACCAGATCGACGTTAAAGCCCTCCAGAGCGTCGAATATGCAGGGATCGCATTGGCTGGCGATATAGAACTGCGTCTGCGGCTTGGGGTTCTTCAGAAACCGCACGTTTTCAGGTCGGGCATCCAGCATCACATGACCGTCAGGAACAATTCCCCGCTTAGTCAGCCAATCGTAAGAGCCGTTAACGCTCCAGACTTGAGCGCCGTTCTGGAAACGCGCCGCCAGTTGAGGGAATGATTTGTTGAGGCTTGGGCCACCACCAACAATGCAAATGCTTTCCTCGTTCGACTTTTCATCAAAATCAAACCAAGAAAGCTGCCTTTTGCAAGACAGCTTTACGTTCCCCAGCATTACGCTGGGGGCCGTATTTCCTACAACGTCTAAAACTGCTTCGACCATTAAGTGATCTGGCCTTGCAGGTGCGGACGGTTCAGCGTCACCGTAACCGTCGAAACGGTCGCAGCAATCGTTGCAAGGTTTGCCGAACGCGCTCCAAGAATCTGAAGACCCGCAGAGGCAAGAACCTTAACGCGACCAGCAGTAGCAGACAGGAACAGCGTCACTTGCGGGGTAACCGCAACTGCCGTTTTCTTGACCACCGCGTTGCCTTCGATCTGATACCAGCCGAACGTTCCCGCCAGGTTAGCCGACATAGCAACAGCCACCGGAGCGGCTTGGTTTCCCGTGTTCGGAACCAGAACCGTCTGATAAGTCGTTGCGTTGTACGTCACCAGCGAACCGACAACCGTCGAAGCCACCCCAACGAGCAGGATGAATTCGCCTTCGCCGTAAGTCGGATCGTCAGCACGAACGATCTTTCCGAGGACGTTGGGAGGTGTCGGGATAACTGTAGCCGATCCAGACGAAACGCCGCCCGGAGAGGTCACACCCGTGTCGATGGTGGCGATCTGAAGCAGACCGGCTTGGTTTTCAATGATAGTAAAAGCCATTTTGCTTCTCCTTTTAAGCGATCAAAACGCCGCAAAATTGCGGGCCGGAGGACGTAAGATTGCCCGCCCAACCGATCAATTTCACGATTGCGTCTTGGTTAACGGCTTGCCGTTCGCCGCCAATCGGTACGAAATTCCTGTCCACATGAGGCCGGAACATCAGGTATTTCGTATTCAGGAACCACATATGCGATGCAGTCGCAGCAGAACCGATACCGCCGTCGAGCACCACATCCGAGGCCATGCCAGCGCCGTAATATTTCAGCGAAGCAAAACCAGCACCCGCAGACGAGTTGCCCGAGTCAGAGATACGCTGGATCGACTGAAGCGATTGCAGATACAGACGGTAATAAATGTTATCCGCCACGATCAGATCGGGTTTGTCGGTTCCGCGAATCAACTGAACAGCCAACGAGTCCATGTACTGTTGGATGTTGGAGGCCGTAACCGCTGAGCCGCCGTTCGTCACGCCCGAATAAGCAACCGACTGCCAGAACGTATAAGTAGCGCGGTTGATGCCGCCATACGTCCCAGAGGTCGGAGCATCCGGCACAGCCGCGCCGAGGCCCGTGATGTTCTTGCCGCTGTTGCCGGTTCCGTCCAGATAGATATCGCCACCGATACGGTTAGCCAACTGCGCTTCAGCCACGTTCATACGACCGTCGAGCAGGTCAATGATCGCTTCCTTGCCGCTGTTCTGAATCATCTCCAGGCCGCTGATCGAGACTGCCGCAGCGTACTGGGTGATGCCGAACTGAGCAGCCGAGATCGGGCTGTTTTGCGAAACGTTCAACACTTCGTAGCCTGAATAGCTGTTCGTGTTGTTGGTCGTGCTGTCGTTGTACATAATCTCTTGCAGGATGACGTTACCGCCGGAGAACGTTTTCACGTTTCCGCGTTCCTTCAGCCTACGCAAGAGTGCGTTGTTATTTGTCCTGGCGTTACGTTTCGGCTCTTTATCCGAAACCTGCACATTCCTTTTATGTGCAGAGCAGACTATCTCATCGCAAGTTTTTCGCTTGCTTGGTGGCGCTAATCTTTGCGCCGTGGCCTTTCGGCTTTCCAAGCTGCGCCAATCTACGCTTAAGGTTGCTTTCTACGCTGGGCCGGTAGCCGTTCGCTACCCTCGCCGCCGCTGCCAAGGCTGGAGCATTTTTGGGTGGCTGAAACGATAGTTCATTATCGTTCAACAACAAGCCTTGCACCCTGTAATGCTTCATCCAAGACAACTCGCGTTCACGCTTCTCAATCACCGAAACTTCTGCTGGCATCGTTTCAAGCACCCGCATTTGAAACTGTCCAGCGTGATCGTTCCACGCTTTCTGCAACCTTGTAGAGCTATGCTTTCCCGCTTTAAGCAAACTTCTATGCTCTCGCATTCGTTTACCCGGCTTACCCGATGTGCAACCTATGTAAGCCGCGCCGGTACTTGCATCCTCTAATCCGTATATTGTCACCATTTGGGATACCCCTCTGTGGTTGATACTTACGCTTCGCGCTCGTGGGACTCAGCTTCCGCTTTGTCCTAGTCGTTACACCTTCAGCAACCTTTTAACTTTGCCGCTTGGCTCGGTGTTGGCATCGCAGCTTTTCACCGAATTCACGAAGTTTTTTAACGTCTAAATTAAACGTTGTCCGCAAGCTCACCCGAGCGACTTTGAATGTTGGTCGCAATGATGTCACTAACGGAACTGTTGGCGAATGCCATGTTTTAGCTCCTTGAAAGTGGTTAGAGTCGTTCGCTGAGGTTTTCAAACTGCTCTGCCAGCAACGCCCGACGATCTTGCGCTTTGGATTGAGTAGCCGCTCCGGGTGTGGAGCCTCTGACGCTCACCGCTGCCGCCCTTGCTGCTTTCGCAGCCCTATCGGCTCCGGCTCTCTTTGTCTGCTCAACTTGGGCTTGTTTGCCCGCGTGAACGGTCTCAAAAAGTCCCGGATCTAGGCGCACCGCTTTGTCGTAAGCATCTTGCAAATCGGTCGCAACGCCGCTCTGTAGGAGCTGGATCATCACAGGCCGTGCTTCTTCAAAATGCTCTGCCTTCTGCGAGAAATTGTTTATCTCTCCGAGAAGGGCTTGGTTCTGTAGCTGTTCTTGCTGCTGTTTCCAGCCCATTACCTCGCCGCGAACCGAATTTAGCTCGTTTTGCAAGGCATAAAACTGTGGATCTACGGCAGTCTGTTGTTGCAAACCACCGACATCAGATAAATTTACTCCGTAACTTTGTGCAAGTCTAGCAAAATATTGGTGTTTCTCAGCGGGTTGCGAGTTTCTCAGGATGTGGTCTGCTTCCATAAGGGCTTTTACAGCCTTCGGAGCATCAATCCCCAGACCCGTGATTGTCTGCATATACGGGGCAATGACCTCTTGCATCTGATCCGCGAACTGAGCTTTAGAGCGCAACGGCTCAATTCCCGCCTTCATCTGTTCTTCGCGCTGATGGGCGTATTCTTTCAGCCTATCGTCGGCGGTTTGCCAAACCTCGTGGTAGTCCTTTTTCCAGCTTGCCGGGGGGCGCTTCCAGACGGGATCTTCCTGCACCTCTGCTTCTGGAGTCGTTTTAACGGGCGTTTCGGCTTTGGCGTATTTGCCAGCATCGTCCCGCGCTGGTTCAGCGGGGCTGGTTTCGATTTCGTCAAATTGCTGGGCAAGCATTTCGCGGCGGGCATCGCCGTTCTCGACTGGGACAATCTCGTTAAGGTCAGACATTTTTGCTCCCTGTGGGGGTCATTTGCGGGTGAAACGAATATCATCCCTGAGCCGTGAAAGCACTTTATTGGCTTGGGAATGGGTCATATTGGCAAGCTGAGAGCGCAAAACCTCGCGCCGGGTGTCTTTTACGATTACAGGCTTGGATTCCATACTCTCGTTGCCGACTTCAAAGCAGTTGTGCTTTTTCAGGTGTTCCCGGTGCTGGGAGCGGCTCGTAATCATTGAGCCGTCAGCCATCGACTGATAGGGCTGGATATCTGGCTGGATCATCACGCCTTCAGCCGGGGTTCGCTGATCTATCGGGACCCATTCGCCGTTAATCGAAACGTATCTCATAGCAGCATCATCACTTCTTCGTCATCCAGTTCGATGTGTAGGTTCCAGATCCGCTCGACCCGGTCCAAATCGTTAAGCATCTTGTCGTAATCAATTGCTGGCAAAGTCGATGCGCGTTTCTCTGTATATGGCGCTGCGATTTCTGTTGCAACGTCTGGTCTGCCTTCAACGATTCGCTCAAACGCATAAATAATCTCGTCTTTTCGCCGCTTTTTGTCTGATATTTCTTTTGCAAACTTCTTTTGAAGGTAATCGCCATCGTGAGTATCCAGCACAACAATCGGGGTGACGTAATCCCACGTTGCGCTGTCCCATGTGCCAACATCCCATTCGCCATTCATTATTGAACGACTTCGACCCCGATTGCTCTACCGTCCGGGCCGCGAATGATTCGTTTTTTCGCCGTAAGCGCCGTCATAATATTTCCCATCCTGTCATTTGAATCACTTTGCGTTTGTGCAAGTTCTTTCTGCATTTGGCTTACTTGCGAGAGTCCCGTTCCCAGTTCTTGAGCCATCCAAGTCGTGCTGGCTGTGATTGCGTCCACCAGAGGCGGGTCGCCGCCAGGGTTCGCGCCAATCCTCGCCACCGTGACCTTGGTTGCTGCCTCTAGTTCTGCCTTCCAGCGATTGAATTCGTCCTCTTGCGCGGCTTGCTGCGCTTTCATCGCCATTTCGTGCTGCATCTTCTGTTCTTCGATCTGCGCTTGCATCTGAGCAAGTTGCATATCTGCTTGGATCTTCGCTTGATGCATTTGGGTGTCGATCTGCGCCTTTATCTGAGCGGCTTGCGAGTCTGCTTGCATCCGCATCTGTTCGCCTTGCGCCGAGGCTTGCATCTTTGCCTGCTCGAGTTGCTGCGCGGCTTGAATCTTTATCATCTCTGGGTCTTGCGGAGCGGGTTTCGGGTTCATCGCCGCTTGCTTTTGCGCTTGCTTCATCTTCTCCAGAGCTTGATCTATTGCCCCTTCGATTGGCGCGGCTTGCTTGAATGCTCCAACCCCGAATTTCATCAGTTCGACCAGCATCGGAACCAATTCGGGCGATTGCTGACCCACAGGCAACGCTTCGCGCATGAAACCGCCGAACGCGGTCAGGAATTCGACGCGGTCTTTCTTTGCCTGTTGATCGTCAAGCTGCACCAGACTGTCCGAATCGACTTCGATCCTGAAGTTTCGCAGCGGGCTTTCTTGCAACAGCATGAGTGCTTGCGGGACTAGGGCTTGGTCTTCCTCGCTCATCTGCTCGGCAGCGGCGTACTCTAGGATTGTCTTAGCCTGAAATTTCGTGCAGATGATCTGCGCTTTCAGACGGATCAAACCACTAGCAAACAGGGCGACTTCTTCTTGCATTGAGCGCAGCCGCAGTCCGGCGTACTGGCCCTTGATCTGTTGTGCGGTCGCGGTTTCAGACGCACGGGACGCGCCCCGAATGATGTCGCTGATGCCGGTGATTTCGTAGATTTGCGCTTTGATATCTTCCCGCGCCCGATAGCATTGCAGCAACGCGTTCGACAGCACATCCAGCGGCAAGAGGTCGATGCTGCCCTTTAGCCCGCCTTTCTCCGAGAACGCCATCCACTTATCGACCGGGATTAACGCGTTGTTTTCGCCTTCAGTCAGCAGACGCTGAAGGCTGGGCTGGCTTGCGTCATAGACACCTCTGACCCGTAAAGCCTTCACAAGCCCGTCGATTCGATCCGAGAGGATATCCAGTTCATTGGCTTGATCTTGGTACAGGATAAAGTCAGGAACCGGCACAAGCGTGTCTGATGTAGTTGTCGAGTACAACGGCTCGCAGCAGGGAAAGAACCCTTCCAACTCCAGAGGATCGTCCCGCTCGTCGATCATTTCGGGGTTGTTCTTGCTGAACCAGTAGACCTTGCCGCTGTCTTTGCACCAAAGCTCGCATATCTTGGCTCGGGTGCGTTCTTTGTTTGATTGCCCGTAATTTGTGAGCGTTTCAGGGCCAGAGTCAAGCGCGATCTTCTTGCCCGTCTTTTCTCCAAACCGCTCGATAAGGGCTTCCCGGCTCATGTAGACCCAGCGCCAGACACAGGTGACTTCTTCCCATGTCCTGGCGACCGAATGACCGAAATCCTTCCAATGAACGTAGTCAGTCGGGGCGCATTCGTACTCTATTTCCTCTTGCGGTTCTTCGCCGGCGGTGTAGTCCAGTTCCGGCGCACCTTCAGGAGTCTGGCCTTCAGCGCGTTCGTTCTCAACGTCCTCTGTAACTTGCAGCCCGTCCTCTGGAACGTCCTGCTGGCGAACGTGCGGCTCATAACGCACCCATGCCACGCCGCGCCCACCGAGGAACCTGTCCTCGACCGCGTGTTTCATCGTTGCGCGGAAATCGGGATAGTGCTCAATCTCGAAGTCTAGGGCGCGTTCGATCAGTTGAGCAGCAACCCGGCCCACTTGGTCGTTGTCCCCAAATCGGCGTTTCGCTACCGCTTTTGGCAGCTTTGCGTATACAGCAGGAATCAGCGTCTGGACGTTCGACCAGAGGATGTTAAATTTGGCGGTTTCGTTTGTGTGCTGGCTGCGGTTATCGTCACGATAACGCTTCACGATCTTAGTCGTGCGAGCTTCCCACTTCTTGAACTCGTTATCGTATGTCGAAACGACATTGAGCCATTTCTGCACACCTGTGCTGGTTGGTTCCATTATTTGTTTTCCTGTGCAAGCAAGTCAGGCGCGGCTACACCTAGCGCGGCGCGTCCATGTACTGAGCGCGGTCTTTAGGTCTACGTATTTTGAGAGCACCATTGTCTGTTTTTTGTCTAAAATTTTGAGTGCTTTTCTATGGTAAAATTAAGTATGTTTTCAAAAGCAAATGTTCTTTCCGAACTTCGGAAACTTCTTGACCTAGCTATAGAGGCGGAAGCAAGTTCTGGAGAAATTCCTACTGCACAGGAAGCATTGAGCGCGGCAATCTCAAGCGTCGAGGCCATGCCTACTCCTCCCCCTTCAAGTACTTAGTCAACGCCGTGCCAGCTAAGGCACCGCCAGCAAGCATGGAAGCCACTTCTGGGGTTACAAACCCGTAGTGCGCTTCTCCCCGAATTATCATGTCTCGAGCTTGCTCGGGGGAAACATTCATGCGCCTTGCGGCAACGCCAATCTGTTTCGCAATAAGCTCAAGTTTACCCGCTCCTATTTGAGAGGTAACCCCAGTCGCGCCGCTTCCAGCTCCCCATATCACTCCCTGAGCTGGAACCGCCTCTAGTCCTGACGGGGTTGCAATCTTTTCCCTGAAAAAGTTACTTAACGTAGACATTTCTGGAACCGTTGCAGCGGCCCCAGGTATTGTAGGAACGCCCTTGCTGGTAGTGGCCCCTCTGGTATCTGCCAGTCCCATAATTCTCGACCAATGTGCGTCCCCGACAGGCCATCTAGTCTGGAATCCTGTTTCTGGCACCCCAGACGCTTGAATATAAGTAGGAACCTTTGCGCTATTCATGTCCACCCTTCCAGACGCAAGGTATTTCTCCATAGGGCCAGCCTGTGCCGTTGGATGATATGGATGCGGGATAATGCCTGCCATGTCAGACGGGAAGTCTGTCCCACGATCAGCATTAGAAACACCACCGTATTTCTTGAACTCATTAAATCTACCTTGAGTAGACAACCAATTTGCCGCAGATCCTCTGTTTATTTCACTCATCACCTCAGATGCTGGGCTTGCCATTCCCATTAGAGTGTTCGCTTTTTCAAACCTTCTAACCGCTTCCTCTTTTCCAAATTGTTTTACATACTCTAAAAATAATGGGTCGGTAACGTACCAAGATGCCATAGGTTGATGAAGTTCAGGAACCTTTGACGACTCAGAAATAATATCGAGGATTCTCCGTTCGTTGCGCGGATTCATTACATCTTCCGCAGAACGCGCCCCCTTAGGATTAGCCGCACTCTTGAACGGTTGCTCTACAAGATTACCTTGCCTCTGCCCATGCTGCGAAATTTCCCATATGTCATCTCTGGTAACACCGAATAGTTGCTTTAATAGCGGATCTTCTGGGGCCACCCTTGAGGCGGCTTCCTGCACCATTTCTCTAGGATTACCGTAAACGCCTGGGAATGCATTTCTTTGCGGTCGCATGACGGTCGTATCTGAAAGCCGCCCCGCCCCTGCTTGCGGCACAACTTGTTGCAAAAGACCCGTCTTCGCCATATGCTCTTCCAGTCCTCGAGCAACCCGCTCTGCCGCATACTTCCCAGCCGGCCCCGCGTACTTGCCAGCAGCCACAGCACCTTGAGCAGCAGGCGCAATCATCGGCTGCACGTTCATCGGGTCGCCCAGCAATTGCCCTGCGAATTGTTGTTGCGGATCTCCCATTGGTCGGAAGTTCTCGCCGCTGCTAAACCCTTCTTCTCTCGGCGCAGTCATTGGCCCCTTAAACGGTATGCCCATACCCTGAAGCGCAGCCGCGTTACCTGGCGCTGCCGCATCACCGTAAGAACGCAGCAAGTCACCAATTGCCCCGCCAGTAGAGAACGTCTGTCTGGCGTTGTTGATGATCGGCTGCACCCGTCTTTCGTAGGCATCCCTGAGCCCCGCAAGACTGCGGAAGCTCTCCAACGGATCGGCAGGCTTTTGCTCTTGCAGATAGTTGAGAGCCGCGGCAAGGCGGTCAGCATCAGCCATGAGTAAATATCACATCCCTGTTGACCCGGTCGGCAATCTTGTAGCCCATGCCAGCCAGTAGGTTGATCGTGTCAGCGTCTGTGTATCCGTATCGCTCGCCGAGGCTTTTAAGCTCAAGCGTAATCACGGGCCAGCTTGCCTCAATTGTTGCAATCGCCCCGAGCAGGGCTTCGTGTTCTGAACCTTCAACGTCCAATTGCAGCAGATCGCAGTCCGTTACGCCGAGGCTGTCAATCGTGACGACCTCAAACTCGTCGCCTTGCTGGATCTGGTGCGCTCCAATGTTGTCGGGCTGGATCTGGTTAATCGCTGCCCGTCCGGGTTCTTTGCCGAACGCAGCCCGCCGAGCAATGATCTTTTGTTGATTCGATGTGTTGATCTGCAACGCAGCAAAGTTTGCAGCGTCAGGCTCGACCGTGTAAACACGCGAAAAGCGTTGAGCTAACGCTGCGGGGTAGATGCCGATGTTCCCGCCAGCTTGTATCGCGGTTCTGAAGTCTTTGCACAGATCCAAGGACGCGCCGAGGTCTGGCGCTTCGGACAGCGCGGCAGCGAAGCAATGCCTGTCTTTTTCTGGGACGGCCCAGCCGCTACGCCATTGCATACGCCACCTTTGTCTGCTCCCAAGGCCGAGGTTTGCCGTGAAACGCCACGATCTTGTCGTTTGGCTTCAGGCCGACACTCAGCACATCAGCCTTGAACGACACGATGCCTTTGGTGATGTCTTGCCAGTAAGTCACCTTCTTATCGCGCAGCGCCCACTCTATGTATATCTGATCGCCGCCCTCGCAGTAGCAATCCCCGTCTAGAAACTGGTCGTACAGTTCTGTGTGAGGTTTCGACCAATACATGAGGCTCGACTGCATCGCGTTCGGGTTTGTCTTGCCGCGGTAAAAGTCGCGCAGGATGACGAAATCGTGGCCCTTGGCTGCGTCAAGGATCTCTAGGCAGTCACTCACAAGGATCGTGTCCAGATCCATGTACAGGGCGCTGGGCAGGCGGAATAGCTCGACCTTTGACCACCAGCCGAGCCAATCGTTGAGCAGCGGGATCGTCGCGCAGTCCAGATCCATGTCGGTGAGGCACACGAAATCCTCACCGGGTAGGAACTTGGCACATTGAGCTTGAAGCGCGTAAACGTGCTTCGGCTCGTAATCGCCGCCAGACTTTAGGACGCAGGCAATCACGCGCTGAAGATGCCCACAGCCATCACCTCGACACCCGCGCCGGTCGTGACTTTCCACGCGCCGTCAGCCGATACAGCATTGACCTCAACGTTGTACACGCCGATGCCGCTGCCGGGGCTTGCGGGACAGACCGTATGCGTCAGGATGCCCGTGCCTGAGCCGTCAACGAGAACAACGTTGCCCGTGGCGGCTGTGGTTACGGTGCAGATCAGCCTGTGGATGTAGTCGCCTTTTGCGCCTGTCGTACCTAAGACCTGCGCGGTCTGCGAGGCTGCAACGTGCTCATACTGATATCGGTATGGATAAGAAACTCCGCTCATAGCCGCTTCCTTTGATTAGATTGCTGGTGGGTCGCCCACATATCGTTCAGGGTCACTTCGTTTTCAGGGCCAACGATTAGGGGCTTGATCTTGTCGGGCTGTTTCGTTGCAGGCTCTTTGCGCCATACGATTGCGAGCATCCGTAGCGCATCTGCCGGGTGGCTCGTCCAATCGTGTCTAGGAGTCTGGCGGAACGCTTTCTTGTCTTCATCGTACTCGCGCTGGTACTGGCGCAAGGCTTCCATGCCTTCGTCGCACCGCTCAGCGTCGAACCATGTCATCGGCAGCATCTGGCGCACGGCTTGGATGCCGTCTTGAACGCTTAGATCCGGGACAATCGCTAGGTTGTTGATGCCGAGGTGCTCAGCCATCTGCTCAATGATCGACTTGCCGCCAGAGGCTAGGGTCTTGGCTCGGGCATCGTGCGGGAGGTAATGCTTGCCGTACTTGTAGGGCTTCGCTTTGATGACTGCGGCGAGTTCGTTAATGTTTGCGCCGCTGACAGCGTAATAATCAATAACGTGGATTTCGCCCCGGATCACTTGATAGAACCAGACTGCGGTATCGTCGCGGTATCCCAGATCCCAGGCGGTATGCACAAGCACTTCGGGCTGGTAGTCCACGCGGGTGATGCGGCCTTCTTCTGCGGCCTCGCGCATCTCTGTACCGAAAAACGCCCCTAAGATGCTCGCCTCGAATGAAATTTCATATTCTTGATCGTACTGATCCTTCGAGAGCTGCGCCTTCGCTGCGGTCAGTTCGCCAGCAGGAAGCAGTCCCGACTTGCTGGCGGGTAGCTCGAGGAGGAACCATTCGTCCTTGAGCCGCTCGGCAGTCTTGCGGATGTCCCAGAACTGGTTCTTGCCCTTCGGAGTGCCGCCAAAGACCGCCCAACCTTGCCGGTCAGAGAGCGCAGGACGGATGACGTTACCCCAGACGCTGGGCTTAAAGTCCCCAAACTCGTCCATGTAGATGCCCGAGAACCCGAGGCCACGGATTGCATCAGCGTTATCAGCGCCGAACAGCCTGACCTTGGCTCCGTTTATGAGCGTCACGGTTAGCTCGGCCTCGTTAGAGTCGGCTGAGATCGGCTGAGCGTAATGCTTGAGATAATCCCAGACCACAGACTTAGCCTGGCTGCGGAACGGGGCGACGAACCCGAACAGCGGCATCGGGTCTTTCGACATGACCGCAGCGCGGATGATGTCGTTAATTGCAGCCACGGTCTTTCCAGCCCTGCGATGCGCGACGAGACACGCCCAGCGTTGTGTGCGGTTATGAAACGGCATGAACGCTGGGCGTGGCGCATAGGGGAGGATTATTTCTCTTGCTGCCATTTAATGTTCAGTTCTTGCGGGCCACCGTCAGCACCCGTTAGTTCAGTTCTGGCGAGCTTCGGAACGTGATACTCAAGCAAGTCTGAAAAGCACTTGAACGCAGCGGCTGGCCCTTGTTCTCTGGCGATCTCATCCAACCAACCCTGCAAGCGATCTGCGTTTCCGTCCACGAACCGAGCAATCGCTTCACGGGCCGCGACAGTCGTTTTGTTTGCTAGTCCTTTGGGTCGTCCTGGACCCGCTTTTCCTAGGTTTTTGAAACCACCGCCCATTAGAAGCTCTTTCGATAGTTCACGCCCAGACCCGTTACCCCGCCCGTGAT